GGCGCTGACCGTCTCGGCGCTCGTGACCTACGCTCAGCGCGGCCTGCCCGTGTGGGACTGGGATACCCACGGCGAGGCCCGCGACGGCGTGCAGTCCGTGGTCAGCACGCTGTACGCCTGCCCGGCGGACACCAGCATCGTGGGCCCGCTGGCCGAGACCGACCTGGACGATGCCGACCTTGATGACCCGCTCGCGTTGGTGCTGGTCGCCGCGTGGGCCCGCGTGCAGCTCGCCGACGGCGAGGCGCTGACGGTGCGCCAACTCGGCGCGCTCGCCGGGCTCGACGCCTCGGTCATCCGGAAGATGAACAAGGACGGCGAGATCACCCTGACCGGCATCCGTCCGTGCGTGGCGGACGCGGCCGAGTCCCGCCGGTGGCTCGGCGCACGCGGGGTCAAGGGGCTGTGACCCCGTACCGCCAACCCCCGACCCCACCGCCATCGCCGCAGGTCCGTGACCTGTGGCGGGTGGGCACCACTAGTCCCGCACCCACTCGCTGAAGACCACGCCCACCGGCGTCGACTCGTCCGGCCCCAGGGTCTCGCGCGACAGGCACCGCAGGCCGTGGGTGATGTCGGCCACGCTGCCGAGCCGCACGTCGGCCTCCGGGTACGTGGCCCGCACCTCGGTCAAGAGCACGCGGTCGCACGACGGCAGCAGCGCGCGGTAGACCTCGGCGCCGCCGATGACCATGACCTCCTCCTCGCGCAAGCGGAATACAGAGAGCATGACTTGTGGCGGCATCGCGCCAGCGTAGACCGCCTTCGGGTCGGGGTGGGGCGGGAAGCATAGTTCGCGGTCCCGCGTCAGCACGGCGAGGCGCCGCCCCGGCAGCGGAGGCAACCCGTCGTAGGTCTTGCGCCCGACGATGCACACGCGGCCCATGGTGGCGTCGCGGAACCGGCGCAGGTCCGCGCTGAGCCGGGGCCAGGGCATCCCGGTTGGGCTCGTGGTCTGACCGATGGCGCCGTCGGTGGAGATGGCGAGAATGGCGGTGAGTCTCATGCGCCCACCATGCCTCATGCCGAGGAGGGGTCATGGCTTCACCGCATCGCCAGCGGCGCGCAGGGCGGCCTTGATGGCGGCAGCACGCTTCTCCGCAGCCTTGCCACGACCGTTGACGGCGCGCGAATGGGCCGCGAGCACGGCGCCGAGGACCGCCTCGCGCAGGTTCTTGCCAGCGCCCGACCCCGTGCCCCAGTCGGCCTCGACGCGCACGGATAGGGACGGGTTCGCCTCGTCCGGGTTGTCGACGGTGACGAGCGCCGTGATTTGGTAGACGCCGAGGGCGTGGAGCCATGAGGAGTCGGACATGCTCACCACCCTACGCCAGGGCGCCGACGGGTCACGGGAGCGGAGCCCCCAGCGTCGGCGCCAGCAGGGCGAGCGCCGCCTGTACGCGCGCCGTCTGCACCACGGCGACCTCCCCGCACCAGTGCCAGCGGACGGCGGCCTCGTGCATGAGGGCCAGGTCCAGGGCGTGCTCGGCCTGGCGCGGGCTCACGTCCAGCGGCAGCGCCCAGCGCAGGACCACGGCGCGGGCGGGTGCCGGTGGCGGCGTGCGCACGGGCTCGGGTCGCAGGGGCGGCAGCGGTGCGCTGCGCTTGTGGCGGCGTGACATGCCGGCGAGTGTGCGCTACCCGGGCGAGGGGTCAGGACTCGACGGCGACGGCCACCACGCGGCACGTCTGCCACCGCACGTCGTCGCCAGCCTTGCCCATCTTGAGCGCGCGGGCCGCCTCGTCGGCCGCCTTGAACGGGCGCGCCCCGTCGCGCGAAGGCGTGAACCAGTTGACCTTGCCCAAGAAGGTCGCCTTGGGCCGCCTGCGCACGTAGATCGCGATCTCCTCCTCGCCCTGCCGTGACGTGCCCTCGATGATCCACATCGTCCGCTTGCTCATGGTCGCCTCCACGCGCGCCACGTCGGCGCCTGACCACCCTGCCACACCCGTCAGACGGGTGGCCTACGCTCGCCCCATGCACGCTCTCCTCGTATGCGGCGCCCGCGAGCTGGCCTACCACCCGGGTGCCCATGTCTACGTCTGCTGGCGCGTCGGGTGTCTGCTGGACGAGTGCCCACACCCGACCGTGCTCCTCCAGGGCGGCGCCCTCGGCCCGGACCGGTGGGCGGGCACCGTCGCACGCAACCGGGGCGTGCGCGTCGTCACCTACCTGCCGGACGGCGTGCGCCTGGATACCCACGCCCTGGCGCGCCGTTGGGCCGAGGGCGACCCGGGACCGCTCGCCCGCAACCGGGCCATGGTCGACGGGCTGGCGCGGGCCGGGTCGGCGCGCGTCGTGGGCTTCATGGCGCCGTGGCCAGCGTCGACCCGGGGCACGGCGGCCACCCTCGCCCACGCCCGCCGGCTCGGGCTGGAGACGGCCGAGGACGTGGTGCCGGCGCTGGTCGGCGGGGAGCACGACGCCTGGCGGGTCGGGGTCTAGACCGCGACCTCGCCGGGGAGCGCCGGGTGGTGCTTGTAATCGCGCAGGGCGGCGGCCAGCGTGTCCGGGGTCAGCGCGCTCCACGTCTCGCCGTCGTCGCTAACATCGAATCCTCCCGCGTGAAATCGCACGTGCGCAGGAAGTCTGAATGTGGGTGCGGTCATGGGCTCGCGGGATAGTTGCTCGCGCACTTGCTCCACATGATTCTCGTAGATGTGCAGGTTGCCAAACGAGATCACGAGTTCTCCGGCCACAAGGCCGACGCACCTGGCTATCAGGTGCAGTAGCATGGCGTAGGACGCGATGTTTACCGGCACGCCGATAAAGGCGTCGGCCGAACGCTGGACCATGAGGCAGTTGAGTTTACCGTTAAGCACGCAGAACTGAACGATGCTCCCGTGACAGCACGGCAGCCCCGTGTGGTCCATGGCCGAAGTGTGCCAAAGGTTCATCACGATCCTCCTGGAGTGCGGGTCGTTTCGGATCATGGCGATGACCGTAGCCAACTGGTCGACCTCGCGGAACCTGCGTACGAGACTGTCGCCTGGATCGACGAACTTAAACTTGGACCAACCGTGATGTGTGTGAAGTTTTCCGCGCAGGCATCGGTGGATCGCGGAGATGTTGACGCCGTGATGGAGGACCATGTCCCCAAGGCTCGGGAACAGGACGGTCTCGCCATCTGGCGATACGGCTGTAAACGGACGAACCTGCGTCGTGTTGAGGTTCTGCTCACGATGACTCGCCCACATGCACGTTGCCTTGCAGTATCGATTCGACGCGCGCCTGATATCCTTGTCCAAGCTGAAGTCATCGGGGCGCAACAACTTCATCATCCACCCAGGCAGCGTCACAGCGTCACGCTTGAAGTTCGGGTAAAAGTGCCAGTCGGGGTCCATATGGACACCCTTGGCTCCATAGGACTTGTACGCACGGCTGTTCGTGTCGTAGCAGCGCTTTAGCATGTCGCGCCAGGTGGGTTTGAGGATGTCATCCACGTCGTCGTTGCAGTGAGTCTTCTTGACGTTCCCAACACCAACGAAAAGCCCAGGCTTCCGTTCAATCACAGGGGGATCGAAGAGAAGTGGCGTTGTGTCAAACCACCATCGAGATCGGCGCATCTGCTCTCCGTAGATGGCACCAAGGTCGCCGTAATCGTCAGCCCATGGCATCCACCATGGCCGAGCATATTCGGGCAGGTCACCCACATTCGTGCTTCCGGAGATGAACCACAGCAACTCGGCTGCGGTCCCGCGAATAGGGATGCGCTTCGTGGTCAGCGCCGGGAACCCATCCTCGAGGTTGAACCTCATTTGGTTGGGAGCAAACATGCTCAGCGCGCTGACTCGCTCGCCCGTACTCTTGAGGACAGCTCGAGTGGGGACCGCGTCACCGTTTTCCAAAACGTCGCGCAGGGTGTCGAGGTAGGACCGTTCGCTCACGATGCGGCCTCGCGGTCGCACTCCTTGGCGATGGTGAAACAGATGGGCGCCTCGATGGCGCCGTCGCGAATGGCAAGCAACAGCAGCAAGAGAGCGGAGCCGCTTGCGCCCGCCATGATGACCCTGTGCGCCATCCCTTGCACGTCGGTCGGCACCCTGGTGACGTTGCCGCCGCGGCCCGCCGTGCGCTTGCGCTCGCCGTCGCGCCGCAGGTACCACGCGGCCTTGCGCAAGTCCTCGGCGCGGTCCCCCTTCTTGCCGGCGCGGGCGAGGTACTTGTAGGCGTTGCCCAGGTTGAAGCCGAGGTGTTCGCAGATGTCGATGGCCTCGACACCGGACGGGTGCTGATAATGCGATGGATGGTCGACCGTGTTGCTCATGGCCTCACCCTACGCCCGCGCCGGGAGGGGTCTGACGCTCGGACAAAAAGGCAACAGCCCCACCAGCCGGTGAGGGCCAGTGGGGCTGTCGGTGTTGCGGGGGAAGTTGGTGGTCAGGCGCGCGGCGGCCAGTGCCAGCAGCCGGGCTCGGGCTCGCCGGTCTTGCTCGCGTGAACGCTGGTGCGCCAGGCGATGCCGATCTTGCCTTCGGCCAGGCTGATGCCGCTGTCGCCGCCGGAGTGGCGGCTCTCGCCGTCGTTGGCGCCATCGACGAATACCTGCAACTGGAGCAGGTCGTTGTCGGGCCAGACGCCGACGACAATGGCCGGGCGGACGTGGCCGCTCTTGAGGGTGTAGTGGACGATGCGGCCGATGGTCGGCTTGGGGATGGGGTTGCTCATGGGCTCTGTGTACCTCACGCGGCAGAGGGGTCAGCGCGCTGTCACTCGTCGCGCATCTGGCAGTTGCGACAGACGAGGTAGTGCTCGCCGTCGTGCATCGTGACCGAGCGCATCGTGGTGATCATGGCGCTGCGCCCACAGGACTTGCACTCGACAAGGTCCACGCGCCCGACCTCACGCGGCGCTTGCCCGTTGTCATGCTTGCTCACGGTCCACAGGCCGATCCCTTCGGTGCCCACGATGATGTGGAACAGGCAATCGCCCGCGTTGCCCCACTCGTTCAGGTCAGCGGCCCACGACTCGATGTCCAGCGCGCTCGGCATGGGCGTGGGCTCGGCGTGCGTGTGCCACGTGCCCCACGCCGCGACCTTGCCGCCGCTCTCATCCCACGACGCCTTCACTACGGCCTGGTGCCCCGGGTCGTTCCGCTCGAACCCGAACCGGGTGCGCCTGTCGTTGGGCATGGGCTCCGTCAGGTCGCAGAGGGTCAGATGGCGATTGTCGTCACTGAGTTCGCCGAGCAGCAGGCCGCCGGCTTCCAGCGCGTCGTGCGCGTTCTGCGCGTACTCGCACAGGGACTCCGCGAGGCAGGCGGCGATTTCGACGGCGCGGTCAGGTGAGATTTGAAAACGCATGGTCGTACCCTACGCCTGACCGCGGATGGGTCAGCGCGACCGGACGAAGTCGGCCATCCGGTCAAGGAGGCTCGCCGTGGTCGTCGCGTTGTTGAGCGCCAGGATGGCCTCGCGTTCGGCGTCGGCCATGGGCTGCGTCGGGGTCGGGTCCGGGGGCACGGTCGGCGCCGTCTGCCCGCGCTCGGCTGCCGCCGCCAGCATGAGGGCCTTGTTCTCGCGGTTCCTCTCCACGAGGCCCTTGTTCTTGATGCCCTCGGGCGTGATGACGTTGAGGTTCACCTCGTCCGCAGCCGCAAGGAAGTCGCCGCGCTCGAGGTGCGCCTGCATCTTCGGAAAGGCGAACATCGGGCCGGCCGCCCACGCGAGCGACATCATCACCCACTGCGCCGGCACCGGCCACGAGTGCAGGGCGGGGAAGCGGCCAACGAGGATGCGGGCGAAGGCGTCGAACCGGGCCAGGGTGATGCGGTCCAGTTCGCCCTCGGTCAGCTCGACGTGGACGAGTTTGCGCGCGACCGCGGCGCCGTGCTTCATCATGCTAACGCGGTCCGTCGGGCTGCACTCGGTCAGCGCGGCCCACGCGGTCTCCACCTCGGCGCGTGTCGCAGGCGCCATCGTCGTGCTGTTGACCCACGCATAGGAGAGCATCTCCTTGAGCGAGGAGAACATGACGCCGACGGCGACCGTGGGCAGGCCGCGGCAGTCGAGGTAGGGCCACGTGATGCGGCCTTCGAGGCGCTTGTTCTTGGCGAGCCAGTCGGCCCGCACGCTCGGGTGAAATCCGGTCACGACTCCTCCATGGTCAGGTCGGGCTCCGCGGTGAACTCCACGGCGTCCAGGTCGAGCCACCCGTCCAGCACGCTGCCGTCAAGCGTCCAGCGTCCGGCGCTGCCGCCGAGTTGCCGCACGCGCTTTCGTCCGTAGGGCTGGCCGTAGGCCGCGACGGTGGCTGTGCGCCCGGCCTCGTCCCACCCCAGAAGGATGTCGAGGTGGCCGCCGCCGTGCAGCAAGAACATCGGGTCGCCCGGCCACGGCGTGCCGCCGCCCTTCGCTCGCCGGTAGAAGCGGCTGCCGGTGATGTTGGTCACGTTGCGCCCGGGCTGCCAGGCGCGGATGCCGCCGTCGTCGGTGCGGTTGACCAGGGCCTCGTCGCGGCACCCGAGGCGGGTGAGCATCCAGGCCACGAGGTCGCCACAGGAGTGGTAGCCGGCCTTCATCGCCAGCGCCCACGCGGCGCCCGCCTTGCGCGCCTCCTCCCACTGGCGGCGCCGGCCCTCGGTCACCTGCTCGTGGATCAGGTCACCGACGTTGCGCCCGGCGTCGCCGTTGACGGCGTACAGGGCGAGGGCACACGCCTGGTTGCGGCGCTCGGCGCGGGCGAGGTCATCGAGGAAGTGTCCGGCGAGGGTCATGGTCAGGAGTCCGAGGGGATGAAGGTCGGGTGGCTGTCGTCGTAGGGCGGCGCCTTCGTGGTCACGATTCGCTGCACGAGGTCGTTGGCCGTGGCCGTGGCCATGGTGCGCGAGGCGGATATGGCGCGTGAGAGGTCATCGGTCTTGCAGACGATATCCACGCCCCACCAGCGCGGGGCGCTGTTCGGCACCGTGCGCGTCGGGACGTAGGGCACCGGGCTAGCGGGCGGGATGAAGTACGGCTGACCGGGCTCCGTTGGCAGGTACGGCCGCAGCCTCTCCCACGGGATGTCGCTGGGGTCGGGCTGCTTCGGCTCGAACGGCGGCGCGGTGGGCACGGACGGGGGCGGCTCGACGGGCGCCGGCTTGGGCCGAGGCAGTTTGGCCATCTTGGCCATCGCCGCGTCGGTCAGTTCCTTGGCCTGCTTCTCCGCGGTGGCGAGCAGGCTGTCGATGTCGGCCGCCGGCACGCCGAGCGCCTGCGCCAGCCTCGTGGCGATGTCTTGCTCGACGGCGACGGCGACGGCCTCGGCCGCGATCTCCCAGACAGGGCTATCGTTCGGCATGTCCGGCTCGGCGTAGGTCATCCACGCATCGCGGGCGATTTCTCCGACGGTCTTGGTGATGGTGGTGGTGACGGTGCGCGTGATGGATCGTGGGCTCATGTCGCCACCGTGCCACACGCGGCAGATGGGTCAGCGCAGGCAGGCCGCGGCGTGCGTCGCCAGCCCCGAGGTCACGCCGTCGGTCTCGTCCATCTCGCGCGCGTCCAGCGAGAGCAGGGCCGAGGCCACCGCCAGGCAGAGCAGCGCCGAGCCCAGGCCGACGACGATGCACACAAGCGCCACCTCCAGACCGCGCCTCACAGCGACGCCTCCACGGTCAACGTCTCGAACCCCTGGTCGGGCCAGGTCTTCTTGGCGCCGCTGCCGAGCGTGGCCACGACGCTGACGCGGTACTTCCCGGCCGGGATGTCCGACTCGAGTTCCGCCGACACGATGCCGCCGGACGCGCTCGTCACCGTCATGGCGATGTCAATGCGGTCGCCACCGGCCTCCGGCTTGAGGTGCAGCTCGACCGACGCCACGCCGAGCGTTGTCAGGTTGGCGGCGCTGCCGTTGACCTTGAGCGTGGCCTGGTAGGTTTCGGTGTCCTCGGTCTTCTTCCAGAACGACATGCTCGGTACCATCCTTCGCCGCGCGGGCGTCAGGGTCGGGGTGCGGATCTCACGGGCGACGACCACCGCGCGCTCGTCTCGCTCGGCGTCCACCGTGCGCGGGCTGCGCGCGACGACGACCGACGCGCGCGGGTCGGCCACGTCGAGCGACGTGCGCACCGGGACCGTGAGCCATGTCTCGATCCATCGGCCGACGGCGGCGCAGGCGACGGGCACCCGGCATGACACGGTGCCGGCCATGGCCAGTCCACCCGCACCGGCCGCGGAGACGGGCACGCGCCCCACGACGACGGCCCCCAGGCCGAGCGAGACCGTGGCCGCGGACTGCACGGGCAGAGTGCCCGCCGCGACGCAGGCCAGGGTGAGGGAGACGGGCGCCGTGGCCTGGATGGGCAGCGACGCGCTGGCCGTGCCCGAGAGCGCAAGGGTGCCACTGGACGCTGCGCGCACCGGCGTCGGCCCGGTGACCTCGGCGGCGAGTGACAGCCCGGCCGAGGCCGACGCCTGCGCGGGCAGAGTACCCGCGCCCGTGGCGTCCAGCGACAGCGCGACGGCACTCGCCGCCTGAACCGGCAGCGTTGCTGACGCCGCGCCCCAGAGCGCGTTGTAGGCCGGGTGGAGGTCGAGCAGCATGGGTCAGGGTTCAGAAGTCGAGCGAGCGCCAGAGGAGCGTCGAGGTATTGTGCTGGTGGTAGACCCAGCGCAGCACGGTCGAACCGTCGCGCGTCGTCGCGGTGAACATCCTGTTGCCCACCAGCGCGGCGCCCTGCGGATAGACGTTGGTGCTCAGCGGGTCGAGGCGGAAAGCGGACGGGGAGAATTGAAAGTAGCGGCCCGTCGCGTCCTTGTGCACGTACCACTTGCCGCTGCGGTAGCAGGCCGAGGTGCCCGTGGTCACCGTCTCGGCGACGGGCGCGTAGGTGAGCGCGCTGGTCCAGGTGTTGAGCGCGATGTCGTAGCGGTCGAGCGTGGTGACGCCACCGCCGCGGAAGCTATAAATCCAGCGGCCATTCTGGATATTGGCCTCGTCGCGCCAGACCGGGTGCTCTTCCTCGGCCACCCACGCCGATGCGCAACCGGCCGCCGCCGCACCCGCACGCGCTGCGCCCGGGCTGAGCGTCGACCACGCCGCGCCGCTGAGGCTGTAGCGGTAGAGGGTCACGGCGTTGTTGCCGAGCAGGTAGAGGTGATCCTCGTTGCCCTCGATCACGTAGACGCTGGTGGTGTCCGGCGTCACGGTCCACGTCGCGACCGTGAGTTGCGTGCTCGTGTTCGCCGTGATGGCGCGCACCTGGCCCGCCCCCGTGCCGGCGACGATGCGCACCTGCGCGTTCACCCACTGGCTCGATGTCCACGACTTGCCGGCGTTGCTCAGCGTCGTGCTCGTGGCCGACGTGGCGACACCGGCTGCGACGCCCTGGCGCCGCACCTCAAACACGCTCGTGGTGTCCGGCGTGGTGGTCCAGTTGAAGCCGACCGTGATCTGCGTGTCCGTATTGGCCGTGATCGGCCGGATCTGCCCGACCCCGGTGCCCGCCGTGATCTCGACCAGGAACCCGACGAATGCGCTGGCCGTCCATGTGGCCGTGCTCAGCGTGATGGTGGACGATGTGCCAGCCGTGGCCGTGCCCGTCGCCTGCACCTTCTCCTCCACCGGACGCGGCGCGATCAGGTAGCCTTCCGTGCCCCACGTCGCACTCAGGCCCGTCTGCGTGAGCGTGGTCCACGCGCCCGTCGCCACGTCGTAGTAGCGAAAACTGCCGCTCGCCAGTGTGCCGGCGCCGAGCACGTAGAAGCGGCCGGTGCGCAGTTCGTAGGTGGTCGTCGCGTCGGGGGTCGTGGTCCACGCTTCCGCGACCGTGAACACCGCGTTGGCGCCGATGGTGTTGCTGCTGATCTTGCGGATCTGCCCGGCGCCGGTGCCGCCCGTCAGCCGGATCGAGTAGCCGGCCAGGCAGAGGACCGTGGTGAGCGTGGTGGTGATGGTCGTGGACGAGCCGGCCGACGCCGTGCCCGTGGGCCCCTTGGGGTTCCAGGCGCCGCACACGCCAGCGCCAAACGTGCCGGCCAGCGCTGGCGACGGCAGCAGCACCCACCCATCCTCGCGCGGCGCGTAGAGGTACGCGACCGTGTTCGAGAACAGGCCGAGAACGTACTGGTTGGGCTCCTGGTCGGACGACGAGTCGATCAGGATCGAGCCCGCGGCGGAGGTCGACGGGCACGGGGCCACCGGCTCCCAGACCTTGCGGTCGAGGACTTTGCGAAGGGTCAGCGCGATTGCCATGTCAGGTCACCGTGATCTTTTTCCGCTGCTCAGCGGCCAGTTGCCAGAAGGGCCCGAGGGGCATCGCCAGCGGGTTGTTGCCGCCGATGCCGGCGATGTTCGTGACGCTGCCCACCGTCGTGACGGTGGACACCGTCGTCACCGTGGTCACCGTCGTGACCGTGCCGCTCACCACCTCGACGCGGTCGGCGCCGGTCGTCGGGTTGGGCAGACCCTTGCGTGCCTGGAGCGTGCCCAGCTCGAGGTGGATCGCATGGAGGTGCCCCTCCAGGTCGGGGGCCCCGACGAGCTGCCGGCGCACGGCCTGCCCCTGCTCGTTGGTGGCCGCCTCGTTGTCGACCAGCACCAGTTCGCCGGTCGCGTCTCGAATGGGGATGGGTGCGTCGGCCATCAGGTGCTCGCCGGGATGGTGAAGGTCAGCGAGGAGATGGTGACCGTGACGCTGGCCGCAATCGACGTGGTGGGCAGCACCATGTTCTCGTCGCTCGTGCCCACGTTGCCGTCGGCGTGCACGGTCGTGCCGTCGGTATTGAGGATCTGAAAGAAGGACGCCGTGCCCGTGGCGACGGCGACGGCGCTTGCGATGGCGTTGGCCGCCTTGCTGCCGCCGGAGGCTGCGGCCCAGGCGGTGGCGCCCAGATTGAACTCGACCAGCAACGTCTGACCGGAGATCGGTGTGCTCAGCGTCGCGGGGCGAGACCCGCTGTAGACGCGCAGCAGCCCGCTGTTCTGCGCGGAGGTAAACGCCGCGTCGAGGGCCGCGTTGCGAGATGTCGTGTTGAGGCGAAAATCAGTGGCCATGGGTCACTCCGGGGCCGACGGTGAGGGGGTAGCGGACGGGGCAGGGGAGGTGGGCGCGCGACCCTCGGCGGCGTCCGCCAGGTCGGCAGCGGCGCGGCGCAGGTCGGGCAGCGCCCGGCGCACGGCCTCGATCCGCTCCTGCTCGCACAGGTAGCGGTCGGCGGGGTCGGCGGGGGTCGCCTCCGGGCACGGGGCGAGCAACGGGCGGGCGGCGTCCAGGGTGGCGGCAGCCGCGCGCAGGGAGGCGGAGCACAGGTCCGGCCGGGGCGTCGCCGGGCAGGCGAGACGGGCCACAGGCAGGGTCAGGGCCGCGGCGTCCATGAGGCGCCGGGCCTCGGCCACCTCGTCCGGCTCCGGCGCGCGCACGCCCCGGCAGGCGGCCTCCACGAGGACGACGGCGAGCAGCAGCAGACTGGCAAGGGCCGAGCGGTGGGGGCAGGTCATGCGCGCCTCCCGCTGCCACCAACGGTGCCACCGATGCGGCCGGCGGCCTCGCTCGGGCTGGGCGGCGTCGGGTCGCTGGCGGGGATGGCCTCGGCGTCGGGCGCAACCGGGGCGGGCGCGGGCGACGGTGGGCCGCTCGGGTCCGTGGGTCGTCCGCGGTCAAAGAACGCGCGCACGGCCGCCAGCGAGCCGTCACGGCGCCACTCGGCGAGGATGCCCACGGCCTTGACCGCGTTGGCGGCGATGGCGCGGCACACCCGGATCAGCATGAAGGCGTGCGGGTGAGCCAGCGCCCACGCCTCGGACGGGCGGACGTTGGCGCCGACGAGGACGAGCGCGGCGAGCGTGGCGACGGTGGCCGACAGCCGCGGGTAGGCGCGGGCGACGGCGACGAAAAACTCCAGATCGGACAGGTCCACGGTGGGGTGTCTCCGGTGCGGGTGACAGGGTGAGCGGGCGGGTCAGGGGGCGAGCGACGGGAACAGGTGCCGGGCGATCTCCCAGGCGGTGACGGCCCCGGCGCCGATGGCCGCCTTGATGCCGGCGGCCTTGAGGCGGACGGTGCGCAGGTCGGCGGCCGTCTGCTGGAGGGCGGCGCGCTGCGCGGTGATCTCGGTCTCGTGTACGGAGTCCTGCCGGGCGCGGGCCGCGAGTTCCGCGGCGATCATCCCCTGGCCCTCGGCAATCTGGCCAATGGCCTGGGCGTTGGTCCGCACCTGCTCCACGAGCAGGGTCAGGTTGGCGTTGATGACCTTGTGCTCGCCCGCGTGTTCCCTGGCCATGTCGCGGGCAGCCTGCGCGCTGTTGCCGACGAGGCTCGACAGGCGGTCGACGGCCGCGGTCAGGTTGTGGATCTGCCGCCGTGACTCCTGCTGCCCCTCGTACAGCAAGGCGTCGCGCTCGGCCTGGCTTTTGGCCCGGGCCCACGCCTGCGCATACTGGTCGCTGTCGAGTGGCTCATCGTCACGGGGCGAGGGGGCGGCGTCGGAGGCGATGGTCATGGCGGCAGAGACCTCACGGGGGACGAAGGACAAGAGCGGCGAGGCCCACCAGCAGGCAGGCCACGAGGGCGAGGGCGAGGGTGAGCCGGCGGCAGCGGGCATCCGTCCGGGCGAGGGCCGCCTCGAGATGGGCGAGGCGCTCGTCCGGCGTGCGCAGGCGGCAGGTCACAGCAGCGCGTCGACGACGGCGCCCACGGCGTCGGCCACGGCGTTGGCCATGGCCTCGCTGTAGTGCAGGTCGTCCGGCAGCAGCGACAGCGCGATCTGGTCGATGCGCACGAGCGGGCCGGTCCAGGCGGACACGATCAGCGCGTTGAGCGCGGCCACGTCGGCGTAGCCCACGTTGGCGGCGAGCGTGCAGAGCACGACCGTGTAGCCGTTGGCCTCGGCCTCGGCCGCCTTGGCCAGCAGCGAGGCCAGCACGTCGGCCGCGCTCACTCCGTCATGCAGGTCGTTGACCCCGGCGGCGATGACGGCGACCGCGACCTCGGCCTGTCCGCGCATGGCGACCGTGGGCACGGTGAGGCCGGAGGCACGCTGCCCGGGCACGCCCTCGTTGCGTACGCTCACGGTGCCGCCGTAGCGCGACCAGAGGCGAGAGGGCCACGAGCGACGGTCGCCGAGGCCGACGCCTGCGACCTGCGAGTCCCCGGCGCAGACGACGAGCGGCGCGGTCAGGTGGCGATCATGCAGGTAGGCGCGGGCCGTGGCCTTGTGCGCCTCGGTCGCCAGACCGGACAGGATCACGACCTCGTGCGTGGCTCCGGGTGGGTGGAACCCATAGGTCGGGTACTTGCCCAGCAGCAGGTGACCGGCGAGGGCGGCGTCCGTCAGGTGCGCCTCGTGCACGGCGCGCACCCGCAGCGGGCCGGCGTCGGTCGTGGTCACGCCGTCGCGCACGTAGGTGCCATCCAGGCCCGTGTCGTCCATCCAGGCGCCGCTACCGACCCGGCCCACGAGGAGCGCGGAGGACGGGTGGGCCAGGGCGTCGGTCGCGAGGATGGACCGATAGGAGTCAGCAAAGGGCTGGGGCGCCGATGGCGTCGTGCGCACGGTGTCCGGGCCGACGAGCGACAGGGCACAGAGCGCCGTCTGCGCGCCGCTGATCGTGGCCCCGCTCTCGAGGTAGGCGCCGGCCTCGTCGCCGAGCACGGCGAGGTCAGCCGTCGCCGCGTGCTGGCCGAGGTGAGGGCGGGAGCCGGTGGCCTGCGTGAGGTGCCGGGCGTGGGTGCTGCTGTCACGCCACTCGGCCACGTTCCCGGCCTCGTCCACCGTCAGATCCTCCGCGCGGCAGCGGTACCAGCCGAGCAGCACGTCAGCCGGCAGATCGAGGTCAGGCGCGGGCGGAGGCTCCGGCTCGATCACGGTGACGGTGAGGTCCGTCACGCCGTCCACGCTGAGCGTGACGGGCGCGGTACCGGCGAGGGCGGCCATCAGCGCGGCCGGGTTGGTGAGGGTGATGTTCATGGCCACTTGGTTGTCAGGTAGTTTTTGAGGTTGGTCAGGTCCGTGCCGCTGAGTGCGGACTCGTACAGGATCACCTCGGAGTAGGTGTACCCGCTGGGGAAGGCCGAGACCGGACGGTCGCCGAGGAAGATGCCGGTGCCGGGCGAACCGAAGGCGCCGGACGACGAGAGCGTCTGCGATGTGCCGATCGACATCTCGCATGACCAATCCGTCGTCGCCGTGCCGCTGCCGTCGTAGATCAGCAGGGTGCTGCTCTTGCCGGTGGAGATCGAGGCGCTACCGGCCCTGACCCCGGCCGTCGCGCCGGTGGCGCGGCAGAAGGCCAGGTTGGCGTAAGACGCATCCCCCGTGGTGAGCACGGAGACGTAAGTGGTGCCGTCGCTGCACGCAAAGACCTGGTCGTACTCGGCGCCGCCCGGCGTGCTGGTGATCTTGCCGACAAAGACCAGGGTGAAGGCCCCGGACGGGACGTAGCCTGTGGTGGTCGTCAGGCCGTCGTCGCTGTCGTCGAGCACCACGCCCGGCTGCCCGGTGTCGCGCCCGGTGTCCTGGTAGAGCGGGCGGCGGCCGGAGGTGGACTGCCCAAGATGACGGCTGTTGCTGCTCTTGTCGGCCCAGCCCCCGACCGGGTCACCCGAACTGGCGACCGGCGTGGTGCGGGCGCTGTCGGTGAAGAGGGTCGCGATGTCCGCGGCGTCGAGCCAGAGGGCCAGGCCGGCGACGTCGGGAGGGGCCCAGGCAGGAGGCGGTGGGGAGCCACCACTGCGAGCGCGCAGGACGGTCAGAAGTGAGGCGCCCATCAGGTACCGAAATACCTTCCGGCGATGCGCACGCGCACCGACCCCACGGTGTTGCTCACGGTCTGGTTGAAGCCGTTGATCAGGTAAACGAGCGTGCGGGCCGAGGCGTCGTAACTGTAGCCGTCGGCGAACCCGCTGCCCCACTCGGCCGACGCCAGCCCCCAGGTGTCGGCGAACGGGTACGGGTTGTTGGCCAGGATGTCGTCGTAGGTCGAGCCGGTGAACCCGACGCTGTCGTTGTACTCACCGTCGCCGTCCGGCGCCGTGATCGTCATGCGCTCGACGCGCTCGAGGGCGAACTTGGCCGGCAGCCGGCAGAGGCTCGTCGTGTTGTCGCCGGAGCCGATGCCGATGATCGACACGTCGATCTCGGTCTCGCACAGGTAGAGCGCATCGCCGCGCAGGATGCCGGAGCCGTCCACGTAGACCCGCCGGGCCTGCCCCGGCAGCAGGTAGCAGAAGCCCCCGGACGGCCCCTGGAGGCGCAGGGTGTAGAGCCCTGACGTGCCGTTGCGCACCCACAGCCCGCGCGTGCCGGACGGGAGCGTCACGGTGCGGTCGCCGGTGAGCGCGCCGGTGAGCTGGAGCGCGCCGTAGGCGACGTTGCCCGAGGAGAGCGAGACGCTGCCGGTGCCGGCGACGCTGACCGACTGCGCGCCGTCGACCCAGTTGCGGTTGGTCGCGCTCGTCCCGGTGGTCGGCGTGGCCACGCTGGTGACCTCCTGCCCGTTGAAACCGACGGCGCTCGTCGTTTGGCCAAGCGCGGTGACCACGGAGCTGGTGTACGCGATGGTGCCGCTGAACGACGCCTGGGGCTCGACGCTGCCGTCCGGCCCCTGGTTGATCTGGATGCTGCCGGCGCTGCCACCGAAGACCTCGCCGTTGAGCACGCCGCTGTCGACAAAGGCCGTGATCGCCTTGCCCGAGACGAGCGTGGCGAACTTGCCCGAGTCGCCCTCGATGCGCGCGCCGTTGATGAGCTGGACGCGGTTGGCGAGGGTGGACGCGGCGAGCGTGCAGATGTCCGCGCTCGACCCGTTGACGAACAGGTAGGTGTTGTCAAGGACCAGTTCGAGGTCCGTCGCCGTCGACGTGGTGAGCCACGGCGCGGCGATGTCGTGCTCGATGTACAGGTTACGCAGGGCGCGCGGGTTCTGGAGGACGAAGCCGGACTGCACGTCGACCGTCACGCGGTCCTCGCGCACGACCGTCTTCCCCACGATCTCGATCAACCCCTGCGCGTCGAACGTGCCCGAGGGGAACTCCGGCGGGTCGTTGTCGTTGAGCACGACGATCTGCGCGGGGCCGGCGTGCAGCGCGAGCAGATTCTCGGCCGCGGTGAACGCGTCGGGAAAGGTGTTGTAGACCGGCTGGAGCGCGTCGATGTTGCCCTCGTCGTAGTACACGACGCGGATGTCGCGCTCCTGCGTCTTGATGCGAACGGTGCCGCCCACATCTTCCGTGACCAGCACACGACCGGCAGCCGGGATGCCGCCGTCGAAGTCGACGGGCACATCCTGGATGTACGAGATGGTGTTGTCGTCGCTGTCGCCGGTCACATCGCCGGTCATGGTGACGACGCCACCACCTCCACCGCCGCCACCGGGCGCAACAGCGCCGCCAAGGGGAGATCCGGCCGTCATGACGACACCGCCGCGCTGAACCCGCAGGCTGCCGTGCCAGGGGCCGTGTAGGTGCTTGCCGTGGTGGAGGCGGCCCAGCGAAGGCGCGTGGTCGCGGCCACCGGCACCAGCGGGCGCCAGCCCACCGTGCCACCGGCAGGCACGTAGACCTGATCCACGCACGCATCGCCAGAGCCGACGGCGGCGGACTTGTCATGCACCTGGAACCACAGCGCAACGGCGCCCGAGTTCCACACGCTGACCTCGACCAGCGACGCGGCGCCCGAGGCCAGCGCCCCGGTGTTGGCCGCGGTGAGCTGGCGCGTGGCCGTCACGCCGGACGGCGCAGTCGTGCCAGGGACAACGACGGCGCGGCCGTAGGCGTCGAACAGTTGCTCGACCACGTCCCCGTTGCTCGCCGGGGTCGGCAGGCTCGAGTAGTAGCGGCCATGACCGAGCCAACGAAAAACCTTGTCAAGAATCGCCATTCGCAAACCTCACGGCTCAGGCAGCCACGTCGCCACTTCCCCGCCCCACGTCCCGGGGTCTCCCCACAGGCCCTCCGGGTATCCCCACAACTCACCGCTCAGCAGAACAAGCACCCCGGCGCAGTAGGCGTGCGCGGGCTTCCACAGGCGGATCAGCCGCAGCACGCGCTGGACCTCCTGCGGCGTCGCCGTACTGCCCCACGTCCCGCCGTCGCCCCACAGGCCGCCGCTGCCCCACGTCCCGTCGCTCGTCCACCCGTGACCGGAGAGGACAACCCAGAACGTGGCCCAGTTGACGGCGCCGGGCCCGGATGGCCACTCCAGCGCGTCGTAGAGAACGACGCTGGTGGCGTACCCCGTGCGCTCGATGGCCTCTTGTACGCCCTTGCGCGTGCCGGCGTAGGCCCATAGCTCCCACGCCTGCCCGAGCCTCGTGCGCCACGCCGCCACCGTGTCGGGCGGCATCTGCTCGAGTTGCCGGTCGCTGGCGATGCGGTCGAGCGCGTCCTGCGGAGCCAGCGAGACGAACCGCGCTCGCGTCGCCTGCCTTGCCCCCTCGGCCAGCCCGTCCTTGATGAACCCGTGCGCGGCAAGCCAACCGGAGCCGTACTCGCCGCGCAACCAGACCGGCGCGCGCTGGACCTCGTATTCGCTGTAGTCGGCCATCAAGACACCGCGACGACGGTGAACGACACGGCAAGGACGCCGACGCTGACCGAGGACAGGCCCGTGTCAGACGCCGGGG